GTGATTTGCTCGTAGAGCTGATTGCCGAAGCAATAAAGCTGCAGCGCATGAATAAGTGCGCGCTGACTCTGTGGTGTCATCCCGTGAAGGGGCATCGCCGAGGCGGAATTGGAGTGGAGGAGATCGTATTAAGTGTGCTCTTGTGGCACCTTTTTCGGTCGATCCTGCTACCCGTGGGCCGTATTGGAATGATACGGTCTAATGATTAGAGACATTTCTGTCTTTATGATTCGGTTACCCTGCAAGCCGTGCAAAAGGGAACTTTCCTCGAGTTAGTCGGGGGTCGGGGGGATAGGGCGCGACGAGCAGCGGCCGGGTTAGAGGCCCGAACTGCAGGATAGCGACCAAAGAGCTCATGAGTGTGGACTTCGTCCGCGCGATCGAGGCGGCGTCATGTCAGAGATTTGGTTTCGACCAAGGAAAGGCGTGGCGTGCGGCTGATGAGAGACGGCTCTTTTGAATGGCGGAGCTGCTCAGACACCTGCAAGGGAATCATGTCTGGGAGCGAAGCGTTCTTGTCTTCACCGATCGGGTCCGCAGTAGACTCGTAGCGTAGCGTGGATGGCCATGTGCGTAAGCTGTAGTGCCGAGGATCACTCATATCCTCACCCGGAACGGCCGGGGTGAGTAGGGACCTGCTGAGGATGTGCTGCGAAAGGGGCGAAAGGGCTTCGGCCAAGCACGGAACCAGTGAGGGAGGACCTACAAGATACGATAGACGCCGGCGATGGCACGTGACGGAGGAGCGGTCACGCGAGCGGACGGAAGCGCGGGAGATCCGAGGTGCAGACGGAGAGACGCGGGTGTCGTGGGAGCCTTCGGGAACCTAACACGCGGCGAAGAGCCAGCCCATTTGTCACTCAAGAGCAGCGAGGTGACCTACGCATCGAGTAAGGAGAGACAGGATGCACGCAGCGAGATCGTCGACGAAGCGGATATAGGGTTCACTCCCTGGCCTAGTTGACATTCACCACGAACTCGCGTATTGGTAGTGGGGCGGAGTCACGTTCACGTAGCATGGGAGAGAGACCTCGACGGAGGATAAGTTGAGACCCTTCGGGGCAGGCTCAGAATTTCCGGATGTCAGTGCTACGTGGATTGTGGCGAAGCGGACCAGCGTAAAGCGTTGTACCAAAGGACGATTGTTAGTCTCATCTTCAGCTGTGGAATGGTGAATCCCTTTCGAGGTTGACTCTATACCACCTGCAGTGCATGGAGTAGGCGAAGCATGATGAACCGGAGGGCGGCGGCGGAATGTGGATCTGGCATTGGTGCCCGTTTGGACGTGTGGATGCAGTGAGACCGGTACGATGCCCGACGAGAGTCGGTGGCGGAGAGGATTCGCCAACATGGATGTTACGCCCGGCCCTGAAGCCCCTGGAAGTACCAGGCTCGCTGATGATGGACAGTAGTACGCGCAAGCGGAACGGGGGTATTGCCCAGACAAGTTGTGTGAGCGTTAGAAGCGTGACACGCACCTTAGGGAACTGCTCGGCCGCGCCGTAGAAGACGGCCATGGGGTAATTAGTCCTTGACACTGAAATGGACTCGTCACCGCTTTTCCAAGAGCTCTTTGCAGACTCATCTCGCCCGTGTTGTGCGGCGAATGAAGGAACGTGCAAATCGAGACTCTGCGCAGCGTACTGGCTCAGAACGACATAGGAGAGAACAGAGCCGCTTGGATCCGGAACCGATGAGGCGCAGTCGAAGGCGTCCGGTAGGATCTCTCTTGAGTGAACTGCCCTGCGGGGTCGATCACGATCTTCGCACTCCGCGGAGCACCCGGTACTCGCAATCCAAACAAGATGCATGCGAGAGTCAGTCACGAGCAGGAAATTCGTGCGGCAGCAACAAGGCTGCGTCAACCCCCCCATCGGCTAGAGCGTTCCACAGCCGAGGTGATCCTACGGGACACCACACAGAACGTATGAGGAAGTGGAGAGAGTGGAGAGCATCCGACTTCGCGCAGCAGGAGGCCGAGCTTGACAAGATCTACCACCGCCGGTCTGAGCAAGCGATCCGCGATCATGAGGCGTCCATTGAGAAGCTGCGGGCAGACGCCATCCAGGGCACGAGAGAATCGCGAGAGAGTCTGATCCCTGAAGACAGGACTACATCCGGTGCTGCGGCCTCCGTTGATAATCATTTCCTTGATCATCTTTGCGAGACACGCCGGATCCTTTTCTCCAGGCTCGATTCCTCCCGCGAGGATCTCAAGAAGCCCAAGCAGATAAGCCCCCGCAATGCTGTTCTCAACGCCTCGTTCACACCCACGGATCCAACGCGCTGGACACCATTCCGCCAAGCATGCCAGTCGACACAGGAGGCGACGTCACTGGTTGAGAAGCTCTACCCCGCTTGGCAGGATTCGGTCCGGAAAGGATTGGTCACCATCGTCGACGGCGAGGAGAAGCCTGGTAGTGAGGAGCTCAACAACGCTCTGGACTCCGCTCTTCGCCAACTCCAGCACTGCAATGACGTAGTCTTTGGTCTCTTTGCCTCAGCGCTCGGTGTGTGGGACGGTTCGCCGCTTCGGTTCGACAAGAAGGCCGCTGATCTTGCTCTCAAGTCCATGATCGGTTGTCTGGGTCAGCCTGGCCGTCGCGTGTACTCCTACGTGGTCACCTCGGAGCTCGGTCATCAAGTCATCATCCTGCCTTTGGACACCCGCGGCAACGACGCCCGTGGTTTCTCCCTCTACCTTGGCAGGAAGACCTTCGTTGTGACTGATCCTCGTTGCTTCGAACGCCAGACCTGGGACCTCATCGCGCGATTGTCGACTCCTCGTTGCGGCCGTGGTCATGATTGCGAGACGCCCTACAATTGCACTGAGCACCTCAGCCCCTCCGATCGCACTCTTCGTGAGAACGCCCTGGCCCTCTTCAAGCGCTTCTGTCAAGTCCTGTTCATTCCCAAGGACAAGAAGATGGCTCCGGCACGTCCCTCCAACTCGGGCAAGGCTTGTCTCGAGAACTCACGAACTGGAGGTGGTAAGAGAAGTCTGCTTTATGTCGGCACCGCGTCTACATCCTTCGAGCTCTATCCAGCTGACAAGGGGGTCCTTCCGACGACGATCCTCTCTGCCGGTAAGCCTCGTGGCATCACCATCGCTCCTGCTCGGTCCGAACTCTATGCGTCCGCGAACTCGTTCATGTTCGCTCGCCTTCGCCGCCTTCCCTGCATGGTGGCCGGACGCACTGTGGAGTCTTGGATTGAGGACTGCATCGGAGATCGATTCCCGCTCGGGTTGCCAGAGGGTTGGACGTTCGCTTGCGGAGATGGCAAGTCGTGCACGGACTACTTCGACGGTCGATTCGCAGACGCTGGTGTGGACGTGCTCGTGGACAGCTGCATGGACTTCGGCGTGGACAAGGAGGTCGCTCGGTACGAGATGAAGTGCCTGATCTCGCGCGCCAAGCTGCTCGTCAAGGCCAAGGGCGGCTTTACTCAGGTAGCAGAGATGTACTCCGGGCAGTTGATGGCTTCCGACTTCTCGTTCCCGTTCCTTTGCCTCGTCACTCTTGTCGGACACCTTTCTGCTGAAGGGATGGTTCCTGATCTGCTCAAGAAGAGTGACGACCAACTCCGAGCCTTCCTCTTCTCCTACAGAGGCTGCGGTGTGAACGGCGACGACATTGTCAACTGGGGTCCTTCGCGAGATGGCATGACTGCAGGTCAACGATGGTCTAGTTCCTTCACTGCGTCCACGGGTGGGATTGCTGAACCGGCCAAGTCTCCTGAGGATCCAGAGTACTTCACGATCAACTCTCAGCTGTGCTACCTTCCGCGCGTTCCAGCTTGGTCAGGGTTCAGGTCGCGCTGCCGTGAGGTCGGTTCCCTCCTTCCGAGTCTCGCATCAGGCCTTAACAAGAAGTCCCACAAGGCCCCTCACGAGTCATGGAAAGGGCTGCTCGAGTCTCCTCTGCTCACGCCTCACGCCCAGGAGATCTTTGCCGCGGATGTCTCGCTGATGCCGGAGTTCCCTGTTGCCTGGGGTGGTCTTGGCGCCATTGATCCCAGCGTTTCCGTCACCCAGATGATTCGCTCTGGTGTCCGACCTCGCAAGGCGATGCAGATCTTGGCTCGCCGTGCACTCTGGCTTCGTTCCGTTCGCTCCTCCACCTACGCGGACCTGACAGAGAAGCCCTTGGACCATCTTCGAGTCTACGACCAGACTGGTGTCTCCGAGATCGACGAGACCACAAGAAAGGGATGGGGCGCGAGGGTGAAACATTCTCTCGCCTCCACTCTGGTCACCGATCTGGGCTTCGAAGACAACTCCACTCGGTCGGATGTCCGGATCACTGGCTGGGTCGATCGCAAGGCTCATGCTGCGGTTGTCACTGAGCGGTATCGGATGGGCAAGCTCGTCTACTGGTCTAACCCTGCGATTGCGACGACGGACCCACGGGACTCCTATGCCAAGGCCATGACTGCTCGGTTCTGCAAGAAAGGCCAATGCGGACGCGACAAGTGCATTTCGAGGGTCTGCCCGGTCAGGATCTACGCCGATGTTGTTGAGGCTTTCCGACGCGAGAGGCGGGGACAGATCTTCGTGCGCGACTTTGCTCAGGACGAGACGGCTCCGCTTGATTGCGAGCCCGCTGAGCCTAGTTCGCACCGCTTCGAGAAGGTCTGGCACGCTGGTCCCGCCCCCGAAGAGCCGACCCCGGAGTCGATCACCAAGAAGGAAGAGGAAGCATCGTTGCGCCGCGTGCGTGACTCTTTGGCCGTGGACTTAGGTCTGCGTGTCTGCCGCTTGTGCAACCTCTTCTATGATCCCTACTCCACTCGCTCTTGCTCTGACCACGCTCCCCTCGCCGACCTGCACTCCTGCGACCTCCTCTGCGACCATTCCCCTCTCCCTCCCCCCCCTTCCTCCTCACAGTAAGACGTCTGTACGAAAACGTCCTAAAGTTCCCTGCTTGATTGTATAAGCAGAACTCCGATGTCCATACCTCAGCCTTGTTGCTGATAGTCTTGGGTCGGAAGTGGTTATTTGATGGACATCTCTGACTGGGCATTTCCTCCCGTCTTCATCGATGAACGCTTTACAGTACTGGGCACCCTTGTCCCATGCGTGCAAGCAATCGCGGCCTTCATAGCCTACGTTTCAGATCCCTCTCCGCACATTCCATTCAAACGCACTCACCTCGGTGTGCTCTGGAATGACCACGGATTTCCGGCTGGGTCTCGCGTTAGCCGAAGCGATTCATTGAAATCTGCTCAGTTGATGTTTATCTTATAGCTAAA